CCCTCGGGTATTCGGGCAACGGGCCTGTGTTCTCTGTCCTGAATGCGCGCCTGCGACTGTTCAGTGAGGCGACGTTCAAATACCGGAACCTGTCGGACAAGAATCTGTGGGGCGACCAGTCGCTCAGCCTTCTGGAGAAGCCGTGGCCGGGCGGGTCGACGTCGGAGCTCCTGGGTCGAATGATTCAGGATGCCGATCTTGCGGGCAATGCGTTCATTCACAGCATCAACGACACGCGCCTGGAGCGGTTGCGGCCTGACTGGGTGAAGATCATCTCCGTTGGGATGACTGACCCGGTGACGGAAACGGATTACCGCGAGGTCATCGGCTACGCGTACACGGAGGGCGGCCAAGGCGACCCGGTGTTTTATCCGGTCGATGATGTCGCGCACTGGTCGCCGGTGCCTGACCCGCTGGCGCCGTGGCGGGGCATGTCGTGGCTGACGCCTGTGCTGCGGGAGATCAACGCCGACTTGGCGATGTCGGTTCATGAGCAGATGTTCTTCGAGCATGCTGCAACACCGAACATGCTCGTCCGGTACATGGGGAAGGTTGATCCGTCCTGGATCACGAAGCTGCGTGACCAGATCAACTCGACCCACGGCGGTGTGGAGAACTCGCACAAGACGCTGATCCTCGACGAGGGCGCGGACGCCACGATCATCGGGTCCAAATTCACGGACATGGGCTTTTCCCAGCTGCGTGAGGCTGGTGAGGTTCGGATCGCTGCTGCTGGTGGCACGCCGCCGATCGTGGCCGGCATGCAGGGTGGCCTGAACGCGTCGACCATGGCGAATTATGCGGCCGCTTACCGCAACTTCGCCGACTCGACCATGCACCCGCTGTGGCGTGGTGCGTGCGCTGTCCTCGGCAAGTTCGTGACCGTCCGCACTGGCGCCGAACTGTGGTTCGACACCCGCGACATCCCGGCCTTGCGTGACGAGGAGTACTCGCGGCAGAAGGGCAACGCCCAACTGTCGATCGCCGTAATGAACCTGGTGAACGCCGGGTACGACCCGGCGACGGTCGTCTCCGCTGTCGTGTCCGGCGACATGTCTCTTCTCAAGCACACCGGGCTTGTGTCCGTGCAACTCCTGCGACCCAACACCCAACTCTCTGCTCTCGCCGGGCAGGCGCCCCAGACCGATGGAGGTACACCGTGAACGAGTTCACCCGATCGTTCCCGTTGGAGGACATCAGCATTCGTGCTGGTGGTGACGGGCGCACCGTCGAGGCGTACGCGGCAGTGTTCGGTCAGGAGGTCCCGATCTCCGATGGTGACGGCCGTTACCTCGAGCGGATCGACCCGTCCGCGTTCAACCGAACACTGGCGAACAAGGGAACCCGGTTCTCGGTGCTCTACAACCACGGGATGACGATCTACGGCACCCCGTCCGACCGTGGCGCGATGCCGATCGGGACGCCGTTGGAGGTGCGCGCGGACTCGCGCGGGCTGCTCACGGTCACCCGGTACAATCGCAACGCCCTCGCAGAGGAGGCGCTCGAGGCGATCCGCGAGGGCGCAATCACTGCCCAGTCGTTCGCGGGTTCGTTCGTGCGATCCGACAAGGCGAAACCGCGCGCCGGGTTCCGTGCTGACGCGCAGGGCAACCTTCCGCTGGTCACCCGCCAGGAGATCAACATGCGCGAGTACGGGCCGACCCCGTTCCCCGCATATTCGGAGGCGTCGATCGTGGGTGTCCGGGCGACACTGTCCGACACGGACAACCTGCTCCTGTCTCTGATCCTCGAGAACCTCGCCGAAGGGGACAAGGCGCTCGACCCGATCGTCGACGCGCTCACGAAGACCGACCAGGCGCTCGATCAGGCGCAACTGGTGATCTCGCAGATCCTCGGCGTCCCGAACCCCGACGACACCGACGCCGATGAACGCTCCCTGTTCCTCACGCGTCTTGACTCCCTTGCCACACGTCTCGCGAACGTCCCGGCAAGGTCCGCCACGCCTTCCGATAAAGGCCCCGGCGCCGACGACTCGCCCTTGCGGCACTCGGGTCGGCTGTTGCTGTCAAAGCGGTCGAAGGACATCCTCGCCGCAACAACCCTAGGAGTCACATCATGAGTATTCGCCTTACCGAGGTGCTGACGCGCATGGGCGCGATCCGCACCGAACTGCTGACCCTGTCCGAGATCGAGGAGCCCACCGACGTGGAGTCGGCCCGGTTCGTTGAGCTCGAGACGGAGTTCGACACCCTGGAGACCGAGCGTGCACCGCTCGCCGCCCGCGCGGAGAAGATCGCCACGATCCGTTCCGCATCCCTCGACCCCGCCAACGTGAAAGATGGCGCGTCGAGCGGCCCGGAGATCCTCATCCGCACCCAGCGCAACCCGTTCGACTCCACCCGCCAGGTTCACGCCCGGGCGATGGAGGTCGACGAGATGCGTGGCCGTGCGTTCGACGCGGTCGAGGCGTGGACGAAGTCCAGCGCCCGTCACCAGATGTCCGACGCTGCGGCCGAGAAGGTCACGCGCATGATCGAGGACGACGAGAACAAGGGCGAAGACGGCGGAATCTCCCGCCACGTCCTCATCGCCGGCTCGGACGAGTACCACCGTGCGTTCAAGAATGTGATCAGGAACAAGGGTGAGATCAACGCGCTCGAGCCCGACGAGCAGGCTTCCGTCCGTGCCGCGCTGTCCCTGACAGGCGCGAACGGTGGCTTCCTGATCCCGGTGACCCTGGATCCGACGATCATCCTCACCAACACTGGTTCGGCGAACCCGTATCGTCGGATCTCCCAGATCAAGACGATCACGACGAACTTCTGGGAAGGTGTCACGTCGGCTGGTGTCAACGCCGGGTGGCTCGCGGAAGGTGGCGTCGTTGGCGACAACACGCCCACCGTCGCACAGCCGGTCATCACCCCGCAGAAGGCTGCTGCGTGGGTGTTCGGTTCGTACGAGCTCCTCAGCGACTCGGACTTCGCGACCCAGTTCCCCGCGCTCCTCACGGACGCGAAGGACCGGCTCGAGGAGAACGCGTTCACTGTCGGCGCCGGTTCCGGTGGCGTGCCGAAGGGCATCGTCACCGCGGCCACCACGGCTGTCACCACGGCTGCTGTGGCCACGTACGCGGTCGCGGACATCTACGCCCTGCAGGCTGCGATCCCGCCCCGCTTCCGTCTCGCCGGTAAGGCCCTGAACGTGGTGATGAACGTCGGGATCATCAACAAGACCCGACAGTTCGACACCGCGGGCGGTTCGTCCTACTGGACCAACCTGGGCGAGGGTCAGCCCGAGCGCGTCATCGGCATGCCGATCCAGGAGTCGACGTCGATGGTCGCCACGACCACGACCGGTTCGAAGATCGCCGTCGCCGGTGACTTCAACCAGTACGCGATCGTCGACCGTGTCGGCATGTCGGTCATGTACGAGCCGATGGTCAAGGACAGCGCCACCGCCCGACCGACCGGTCAGGCCGGATGGTTCGCGTACTGGCGTGTCGGCGCGGACGCTCTGGTTCCCGGAGCCTTCCGTACGCTCACCGTCCAGTAAGAAGTTCCGTTCGAAGGGCGGGCATCCCCAGGGGTGTCCGCCCTTCGGCATCCCCAGACAAGGAGTAGGTCATGCAGCAGGCGAACCAGCCATTCCACTACACGTCCAGTGACGGTGTCGATCATTTCGTCGCGAAAGGTGACGTGGTCGGCGACAAAGACCCCGTCGTGAAGGGCCGCGAAGTGCTCTTCACCAATGTGCCAGATCTCGACAAGAAGTAGCGAAGGGGCGGGGTCGTGACTGTTCTCCTCGGTGGGTCGTATGCGGCCTCATATCAGGGCCCGTCAGCGTTGGCGGGTAGCACTGTCGTGTTGACGGTGACCGCGCCTGACGGGACGACCACGACCCCGACGCCTGCGGTCGTCGGTTCGACCGCGACCGCGACGGTGGTTCCCACGCTCGCGGGCCAATACCTGTTGCTGTGGACCGTGACGGGCGCCATCATCGATGCCGTCCAGGACCAGTTCACGGCGGCTCCGTCGACGCTCGCGCTGATCTCGTTCGGCGACGTCAAAGACCAGCTGAACATTGCGACAGTCGATACGTCTGGCAACGCGCGTCTGCGCCGGTTCATTCAGTCGGCGACCGATGTGGTGCAGAACATCACCGGCCCCTTGCTGGGGCAGCAGCGCACCGAATACTTCGACGGCAACCGGACTACCGTCGTGTTGATGCCGCGGTGGGTGCAGTCGATCGTCTCCATTGTCGAAACCCTCGGCACGACAACTTTCACGCTCACCGAGCAGCCGCTCGGCGCGGGCGGTTACACCCAGTTCGGGTACACGTGGGACCGGAGCACGCACAAGATCACCCGCCGGGCGAACGGACTCACCAACCGGTTTCCACCCGGTGATGGGAACGTGGCCGTCACCTACAAGCAGGGCATCAGCCCGCTCCCGCAGGACATCACAGACGCGACCGGTGAACTCATCCGCCACTGGTGGGCGCACGGTCAAGAACCATTCCGCGGCACCTTCCAGGCGATACCCGGCGACGACGACGGCGGCACGATCCAGGTGATGGGTTACGCAGTCCCGAACCGTGTGATCGAAATGCTCAAGCCGTACGAGCACGGACCAGGGGCCGCCTGATGGGTACGAGCATCGGTCAAGCGATCGACTACTTCGTGTCCGGGACGAACCCTGTCACGGGCACAACTCTTGCTGCGGACCTCACCGCCGTGGACCCTACCGCGTTGCTGGTGGATGCGTACCCGACGAAGCAGTCGCAGTCGATGGTGTTCATCGGCCGCACCGACCCGGAGAACGCGCAAGCCCCGAACGGGTCGCAAACACCGGTCACGTTGGGGATGAACACACGCGACGAGGAGTACTCGATCCCGTGCTACATCAGCACGACCAGGCAGGGGCCAGCGCAGAAACCAGCCCGCGACGCTGCACTTGCCCTGCTGGATGTGGTCGCCCATTGGCTTGCCGCTGATCCGTCTCTGAACGGGGCGCTCAAAGGCGGCCGGTACGCGTACCTGTCCACCATCAACCTCGTCCAGACCCGCGACGTCGAAGACACCGGCAGCGCCGGTTCTCTGCGTCTGGCGTGGCTCACGTTCGACATTCTCGCCCGCAACCACTACA